CGAGATTGGACTCTATAGATAGGAACTTTCCTGATATTACTGGGAAGATAGCTAGAGCGGAGGACCTACGTTATAGACCCACCGGTAATGCCCTATTCATTAGGAACATAGAGGGCCATAGCGCAATAATTCCAACTAAGTACCAGTCTTGTGACCAAAAGGTTTATAGTGGTAGTTGGGCTCGTACTAAGGACATTGAGCTAGTTAAGGGGTATAGGTACAATATTTACACCAAAGCAGGCGATTGTGGTAGTCTGTTGATAATGGATGATGTTGGTTTGCCTACACGTAAAATATTTGGTATCCACGTAGCAGGGAATGAAAGTTCTAGGTATGGAATATCCGCCACGTTAACGATAGAAAACATGAACGCGTTGGTGTCACGTATTGAAGATAGTGCCCAGGGTTTGTGGGACCAAGAGTTTAAAAATCTAACTATCGTGGAAACTGGTGTCAAGATGCTTCCCGGTAGCAATAGTAGGTCAGCGATAATCCGAAGTCCACTATATGCTGCTTGGGGTCCAGCCAAGAAAGCACCAGCTAGGTTGAATAATTTCGTTGATGAGAATGGCAACGAAGTAGATGTGTTACGTAGGTCTTTAATGAAGTACGACAGGGACCCAGCTTGCATTGACTCACAAACTATTAACTATGTAGTCACATCTGTGTTCGGTGATATGATAGATCAAAGTATGCACACGGAAGAGATGAAGGTGGTACCGTTAGAGATCGTTGTGATGGGAAAACCTGGAACTCTGTATGAGCCTCTCCCTAGAGAGACGAGCTCAGGATGGCCGTGGAATGCCAGGCCCCGCCCTGGATACCCAGGCAAGACAAGATTCTTGGGAATAAATAAAACCGTTGTTGGGAAGCCAGATGATACCGATCATGGTTTCCCAGGACTCGGGCTACAATTTAATACCGAGGGTCTTGATTGGGACCTGCTCAAAAAGAGCCTAATATCCAATCTCTCAGGAGCAAAGAGTATGACGAGGAGGTTGGGTACAATCTATACGGGTTCAAAGAAAGATGAACTTAGGTCTCTCAAAAAGGTTAAGGAGGGAGACACAAGATATTTTTCTGGTTGTCCAATTGAGTATCTTATTTTGTGTCGGATGATGTTTGGTTCATTCGAAGTTTGGTGTAAAAAGAATAAGATCTTGAATGGAATGTGTGTGGGTGTTAACCCTTTTAGTGATGATTGGGACCAGATAGCGAGGGAGCTTAATCGTTTCCCATATATTTCCGATGGAGATTTTAAGGGCTTCGATTCGAGTCAAACCGCAGAAGTTCTGTGGGAAATAGGAATACATATAAGAAAATTGTACGCCGACGAATACGACAATGTTAGAGAGGCATTATGGTTCGACCTGTGCTTTTCAGAGCATCTCATAGGAGATAGGGTGGTGCGTTTTAACCATTCATTACCCTCAGGTCATCCGTTGACGACTTTAGTTAATTGTATGTATGTTCTATTTGCGTTTCAGTACTGCTGGTTAAGAGCGCATGATAATAACTTGACATCTTTGTTAAGTTACCGCCAACATGTATGTCCAAAGGTATATGGTGATGATTCGGTAGTGGCTATGTCTGAATATGCTGCGAGTGTGTTTGAAAAGAAGCCATTACCGGAACTAATGGCAACTATGGGTTTGGAATTCACCTCAGCTAACAAAGTGAGAGAATATACACCCAAGAGTACTTTGGAAGAGGTTACTTTCCTTAAAAGAGGGTTTCGTTATGAACCACTTTTAGGACGGTATGTCTCGCCTCTTGATCTTGATACAATTATGGAATTACCATATTGGACCAAGAGACAAGACTCGGACAAAATTTATAAGACTAATGTTGAGATCGCGATTGTGGAACTCTCCCAACACCCTCAGTTGGTGTACGATGAGAACCTGCGCAAAATCCACGTTGGTATGATGAGAAGAGTCCAAAATTCGCCCGTGTGCTATCCTCGATGGGTGGTGCTCGACCTTTTGGTAAATGGTCTTAATCGCTCCATTGGCAGAAAAATGAGATTATATTTGAATACAATGATCTTTAACGAAATTAAAAAACAAGAACTTGACAATAGGATCTCCCCCGCAAAAGTGGAGTTGACCGCTCTTGGTAAAGCAAGAGAGTGTGTTATAAAAGAAACTATTGCTGAATTCGATAGTAGTAGCGACGATGGAATGATCCTCCCACAAGGTGTGGATCCCGAGCCAGGCTACGGAGCCGTCTCTGGGGAAAACCATGTTGAAACTACGCACACCCAGTCCGCAACCGGTCTCACTTTCGAAAACGATGGTGAGTTTTCCATAGCGAAGGTTTCGTTGACCTCGTTGAGTGAAAATCTGCTCGAATCAGGTGAGAGTGGTGTGAGCCAGAGGGATCTGGCGCAGTACTTGGGTAAACCATATTTATTGGGTCAGTTTATTTGGGACGCAACGTTCGGCCCGAATGAAGCCTTGTTGACGTACGACTTACCTAAAGATTTGGTTACTCAACCCTTTTTCCAAGAGAAGCTTAAGGGTTTCCAAAATTTGTCTGCTACTATTGAAGTGCGAATGGCAGTCAACACAAATCCCTTCCAACAAGGAAGGTTGATGATGGTTTTCAATCCCTTGGCTCAGTATCCAAACATGTTCCCTGGAATGAGAGGAAGGTCTCTTATGGCCAGAACTCAACTTCCCAAGGTTGAACTTGATGTGTGTAAGGATACGGAATGTGTTATGGAGATTCCGTATATTTCGCCAGTTACGCATTATAATATGGCTACTGGTGATGACCCAATGGGACGTCTTTATATTGTTGTTTACTCATCTCTTTTTAGTGGAGCAAATGCTCCTCAGACAGCTGAGATCACCATTTGGGCGAGGTTTAAAGACGTTAAGCTAGAAGTACCGTCAGCGGTTGTGCCGCAGGGTCGCGATAATACTACTGAGGATGAAGCAGCTAAGATGGCTCAAGGAACTATTAGCCGAGTGCTTAGGACTGGATCACACATAGCTGCGTCCTTGGCTAAAATACCTACACTATCCTCAATTGCTGCACCTACTAGCTGGGCGCTTGGTGTGGCGTCAGGTGTTGCTTCCGCATTTGGGTACTCCAAACCGCTAGACGAAACTGGTATGTCAAGGATAGTTAGTCAGCAGGTGGCCCATATGGCCAATGCTGATGGTACAGATACTTCAAAGAGTTTGGCTATGTTTGCTTCCAATAAAGTGCAGATCATACCCGGGTTTGCTGGGAATGACGTTGACGAACTTAACATTCGTCATTTTGCACAGAGATATGCTTTCGTTCGCGCGTTCGAATGGGAACAAATTGAAGCAAGCGGGACTATTCTAGCGACAATAAATATGACCCCATATGCCCAGCGTGCTGCCGGGGTATACACTCAAGTGACTCCGCCGGGTATCGGTGTGTACGAGTATCTAGATTTTACACCAGTTGGATATCTCGGGAATCTCTTTAAATTTTACAGAGGTGCGATGAAGATTAAGATTAAGATCGTGAAAACCTGTTATCACTCTGGACGACTAAAATTGGTCTATACCTGGAGTGGGCCAGTACAGACAGGCGTTGATACTAATTATACCCTTCGAGAAATTCTGGATGTTCGTGAGCGTAACGAATGGGAATTTGTTTTACCATATATGTCGAACACGCCGTATAGTCTCTGCACACAAGATGATGCAGTAGCACCTAAATTGACCATAGCTGTGCTGAACCCATTGAGAGCACCTGAGACGTGTTATAGTTCTGCACAAGTGATAATTGAAACGGCAGGAGGCCCCGATATTGAATTTGCGGTACCTCACGAACCTGTTGGTAAACTTTTCATAGCAAACGATTGGTTGACTGCACAAGGTATGGATGATGCTGAACATGCATCTAACATAAATATGAGAGGTTTTGGTGAGACCGTTGTTTATCAACCCCGTGTTGACTACAGCGCTGCATGTATAGGTGAGCAAGTCACATCATTACTTCAGTTGTGTAAGCGTTTTTCACGGTGCACTCCGTCAAGTTCCATTGGGAGTGGTACTTCTGATATTCTTCCCTTTGCGATAGGATTCCTGAATAGTAATGATCCTTCAATGATCAACACCACCTATCCCTGTGGTGATTATTATAGTCTCATTGCTTCGTGCTTTGCCATGTCACGTGGTTCGATGAGAATCAAATGTTACACTAGTGATATCTCTGCTGGTGCGTGGGTGATAAATGCCTACGCATCAGACGATCCAACCCCCGTTTTGACTACTTTTGTTGACAATAGATTTGATTCCCGATCTTATGAGAGTACGAGTAATGGAGGAATTGCTGAGGTCAGCGTACCCCAATATACGCGGACTATTTCGCGTATTAATAATTTCACACGTAGTGCATTTGTACCACCTGTGAGTAAATATGTTTCTCCTATGCGTCTTTGGATCAGACGTAGTGGTTCTAATGGACGAACTTTGCTGAGAGCAGTAGCTGATGACGCGAGCATTGGCTGCTTCCTTGGCTGTCCTGCTATGTTGGTTGCTTACCTCTCATAGTAGGGCGAATATTTTGCAATAGACCTAGACAAGTCATTAAACTGTCCATTTTGACTCTATTTTAACGTAACAGTATTGGAAATTTCCTGTTTGTTCCTTGCTGGCCTTTGTTCTAAGCGTTAGTAGATAGTTCGTGAGATCAGGCTTTGAAGTCTTGCGGGCGCGATTGGGTGTCAAACCCCTTTCGATTGTTTTTCGGC